GCTTTTGTTGTAGAATTCCCAACAACTCCAATAATCTTATTTGTAAAAGTAACCTCATGCGAAACGATTGCGCCAGCTGTCGCAAGCGGATTGACAGCCGTTCCCGTAAAGTAATCCGTGCCAGGAGTACCTGTACCATTAACTGCATCAATAAGATGTTGCAAAGTAGTGTCAGCAGTAGTCCCATCACGCTGAATATCATTAATCTGAGTCATGGTATCTTTGAATCGATAAGTGACTCCACCAATAGTAACAGTATCCCCATCTGAAACATCAGTATTATTTGAACTTAAAAGAGCAGTAGATTTTGCCTCTGTAAGAGCAGTCTTAAAAGTATAACTTTTAGCTCCAACCTCAACAATAGCCGCATTAAGAGTATTATTATTATCTGATGTAAGAACTGCAGTCGCAGCAACGGCCGGCTCAATTAAAACGTCATTCGGATCAACCAAAGTATCAACAAGTTTATATACCTGATCACCTATTGTAATTGTCTGATTAGGAAGTAATACTCCACTATTAGCAAACGTTAAAACACCAGTATAGTCAGTAGTAGCAAGAGATTTAATTTTTATTACTGGTTTATCAACTAAAACTATTGGAACTGAAAGAGAATTTATCGTGGTTCTTACTCCCTCAGTCAAATCGGCAGAAGTATAAAGAAATTCACCATTTTGGCCAAGGATATAAAGTTTATAATTAACTCCATCAAGTGCCGGAGCTAAAACTGAAATAGATCTAAGCATTCCATTTAATTGGCTTACATCAGCTCCAAAATCTGAATCGGCATCTGCCGGGATAGTCACTGTTTGTCTATATCTCTGAATTCTGTATGGCATATTTTTACTGGTTTACATTTATCGTGGGCGCTTCCAAAAAGCCCTAAAAAAAATGGATCAGCATAAGTGAACTACTTACCCGATCCATCATCTTTGCCGTCATCATCTTTAACTGTAATTTTTTCTAAAATCTCTGCCTTTGTATCAAGATCATCAATCTTAACTCCATGAGATTTTGCATATTGAATCAACTGAGGCCTGTTCCATTTTATTGACGGCGCATTAATCTTCTCAACTACAGGCTGAACAATTTTTTCTTCTTGCACATTATCCCTTGACTCTTCAATCGTTCCAATACTCGCTAACAATCTAAGTTCTTTTTCCGGCATTTCCGGAACTTTATCACCCTTAAGATACAATTTGCCATTTCGCTTTAACTCAGACTTTATTATGTATGTCATATAAAAAAAGGATATCTGAAAACAAGATGGTTGTCAATAGCAATTTTTAAGCAGTAGTACCTTTTTTATTAGTTTTTTCCACAGTAACAAAGACAGCGACAAAATTTGTGGAACCATCAAGAGCATGGTCAGGATTTAATGTATTCTTTTCAACTTCATCAGAATCTGCGACAACTGTCGGTCTTGTGGTTTCATAAACACCTGAAGCCGTAACATAAAGAACCTCATCACCCGCAAGACATCGATCAAGTCCAAGAGCATCACCCATACCAACCTTAACAGTATCCCCAGCAGTCACACGAACTGGAAGATGTATATTAGTAATTGTCTTAAAAGCTTTAACTCCAAAAACCTCAGAATCATTTGTATTAATGGCAATAGTATCGGTAATAACTTCGCCACGAATATTTGTGCCAGTGATCACAACATTTCCGGTCAACGATCCACCGGCCTTAGTACCTTTAATAGAAATAATCCTTGGATGATCAGGCTGTGTAGTCGGAGTAACATCCTGAACTAAAGTAGTAAGAGTAATTGCCGCATGAATATAAACATCAGTACCAAGAACTGGATTAGTCCATTTTTGTCGACGTAAATAACCAAAGGCAGATTGACGTTCTCCAACTATATTGATATTTTTAGAACCTGGCTGAATTGGATCTATCATAGTTAATTACCGTATATTCAACTAACTTTTAATCTACAACTGTTTTCATTAAGTACGCAGCTTCGACACATACGATTTTTGGTTCGTATTCATCGGTGGCCCGGACAAAATCAGATTTGAAAGCTGTCTCTGTCCATCTGTCGACTACTCTGGCGTTCTTTAATTTCATTGTATAACCTAAACTTACCTGTTTTCTTTTTGGTACTGGTGCAATATAAGCTAAGATTACATCTTTTCCCCAAACATATGACAAAGAATCTGTTTGACCCTCATCAACACTGTTATACATTGCCGATCCAACAAGAATTCTTTCAACTCCAAGTAAGGAAGCTGCCATTTCAAGAGTAAGCATTCTAACTGACGCGACTGAAAGCAGTCCTAATAATCCTGGATGAAATTTAAGCTTTGACCAAACTTCATCACCCATTATCAACGTATTTGGAGTAACTAATCCCGCGGCCTTGATAACAGCACGACCAGTTTCAACATCAGCGACAGGATCAGAATTTGCATAGTCATTCCAACGATCAGATCCTGAAAGTGTTCTATTCTGTGTTAAATTTGCTGTTGATCTTAAATAATCAGCAACTTCTTTTTCATATGTTAACAATAATTTATCAGAAACATTTTGAGTAGCCTCTTCATAAGCACTCATAGGTGTTGGGAATTGATCTCTTTCTTTCCATGTGATAGCCTCTTCAAGTGAATGCTCGATGATAGGACCATATGTCGCCTGTACTAGTCCGTAGTCAACTCTTTTTGCTCTAGTAACACCTGAACGACGTGAATCTTCAATCCTAAAAGAAGACTTATCAAATTTGAAATAAATTCCGTTCTCCTTTTCAACTTCCAAAGTTGGAAGAATTAAATTAGCAATCATCTGGTTATTCGCATAACCAACTGACATATTTGTTAAGAGCGGATCTACGTGATAGTCTACTTTATTAGGCATATTATTATATTACCGAAAAATTAATTAACTGTTACAAACTTACGATTGCATGGTTCATATTCAATAACGTCATTTGTGTCTCCATCCTGTAATGCTCTACCAAAAACTTCATCACCAGGAGTTGTAGTAGCAACTGCTTTTCCAGCTGAATCAGATGTTAAATCATTACCGGCTGTGATTGATCCACCACATTTAACCTTAGCAGTTCCACCACCGTGTCTCATGGCAACTTCAGCAACTTCGTTAATCTTAGGAGCATTAACTAAAGTACCGATTATAAAACTTGTTGCGGCTGCACATAAATCAACTTTTGTTTGATCAGTATCCAATTTAACAATGTAAAACTGTTTAGTCGATAAATCGACTTTCGCTAAATAACTTCTTCTAGGCCCATCTACTTGTACTGCCATATTATTTTATTTGAAAAAAATTTTAACTTTTATCAACTTCTTCTTGATATTTATTTGCTAAATCTGGGAAATCTTTCAAAACTTTCGATGTCGCATCTGCCACTGTCATCTTTCCCTCACTCGCTTTTACCATCTCTAATACCTTTTTATCAATTTCTTCTTTCGCTGTCAAGTGCAATTCGGTACCATCTCCCATCTCACCTGCTATTTTCAAATCAGGGAGCATCTGGATAATTTCATAAAAAGTCTTTTTCTGATCCTCTGAACACTTCATAACAAAAGAAACAACTGCATCTTTTTGTTTAGGTAAAATCTTTCCACCATTTTCATTTGCAACAAAAGCAACTACTTCTTTTTCTGTCGCAACCTGTCGTAATTGCTCTTGAGCTTTTATATTTTCTTCCTTAGCTTTTTTAAGATCTGCAAGTTCCGAAGCTTTTATAGTGACATTTTCTGCCTCATGTGCTTTACGATCTGCTTCCTCTTTATCTTTTTTAGCTTTTTCATCAGCAACAAATTTTTCAACTTCAACTTTTTTGTCAGTTAATTGTTTTTTTTGCTCAACACTTAATTCTTTGTCATTCGCCTTAACGAAGTTATCAATCTCTTCAACTTTCAACTCGGAAGCCTTTTTGTCTAACAGTTCTTGTAGTTTGTCCATAGAATCTTTTTTATTTTTAACTTTTATATCACTACCTAATATTATCGTGATAGTTTTTTCATTTGTCAAGTCCTTTGTATTTTTACCCTCATTATCAGAAGCAACAAGTACATCCAATTCCTTAAAGAGAGGTCTATTAGTTAATGATCCGGCAACTAAAACAGCACCATGACGCGAACCATACTCAGGATCAACATAATCAAAAGACCACTCAGGCGAAAATAATCTATACTCTTTATTTTTCAAAAGTCCCTCACCATAAGGAGTCCAATCAATTGATGCCCAAAGACCATTTGTCTCATACTTTAATTCATTAATCCAACCGGCAGCCTTACCGCCATCATGATCGACATCAACAGGTACAAGCTTTCTAACACCAGCCTGAAAATTAGAAACCATCTGTTGTAACATCGATGGAGTAATTTCCATCGGACCATAATTATTAGTATTCCAATTACCAACTGGAAGTACTTTAATTGTTTTAGGAAGTTTACCATCAGCAGCAACGACAGCAACGACAGATCTGAACGTTTTCCCTTTCATTAAGTCTGATGTTAAAAAGTTTGGCATATGGAAAAATTATATCACAATTAAAAATACAAGAATAGTGACGCTGTCGGTTAGTTAATCTGCGCCGCTCCTATACTACAATCTGCTGAAGGTTGCCCCGCAGAGAACTCCAAATCGTAGTCTTACCGACCCTATTCTGTGGACTTGCCGACATCGAAGTCGGATCTTTTACAGGCAGAGGTGATTGCCCATAAAATCGAACCTTCCAAGCCCTATCAGCCTATTATATCACCACTACTCCCCTACTCCACTCCCCCGGACCACTCCCCCCATATTTACCCACGAAATACCACTCCTCCGACCACTCCCCCACCCATAAAAAACCTATTTTTGCCCCTTTTTATGCCCTATTCCATGGATATAGAAAGTACCACCTATTGAGACTTTATCTCTATGGTTAGCATTATCCTGATGACGTAGGACCTTATCTCGCGCCCATTCCACATCAAATAACTGTTTCTTTGTCAAAGACTTTGTCTTATTAACAACCGATTCCGGTGGTCTGAATTTTTCCATTAGTCCTCCTGGTTTTTATAATATCTAACAGAACAACGACAATTTGGATGAGCTGGTTCCTCAGTAATTCCATCATCAAAATCCTCATCTATCCCGATCCGGCCGACATCGGGAAGTGGTGCACAAATCTCACAAGGTGTAGCAGTAGTATGCCATTCTTTATATTCCCACCCTATCTCTTCAGCAACTGACTTTCGTCCAGCACCAAAGGCCTTGACTGACTCCGTACGAGCAATAGTCGCAGCACGATTTGGATCATCAATAATCTGAAGAAGTCTCGCCTGAGCAGTTGCCAAATCCTCACCATTATCAATCGACAAAGAAAGAGCTGACTTAATCTTATCAACAGTCGTATCGTTTAATCCTTTAGCTAATTTAAGACCATATTTATTTATAAAATCTAAGACATCAGAACTATTAGCTGCCCAACCAATGTCAACTTTAGAATCCTCCTGCATTAAAATCCCACCTGCAACAATCGCTTCCTGAAGTGCATCAGTCAATATAACTTTTATTTTCAAAGCCTCCTCATCCCAATCAACCATTATCCAGTCATCTAACTCAGAAGCAGTCCTAACCTTATTCTCAAACATCATCCAATTAATAAGACTTAAATTAAGACGTCTAGCAAAATCATAAAAGTATTGCTTCAAATCTTTCTCAAACATCCTATGTGCCTTCATTAATCTACGAAAAGCATCCTTATTTTTCAAATAATCAGGATGGAAAGGTTCACCAGGTAAATCCTTTGCATAAAGAATAGAAGTCTGATACGCCAATTCCAATAAATTAGTTTTTTTCATCGCCATCAAGAATTTTATTAATACGATCTAATGTCCCTCCGACATCAGAAGCCTTTGATGCAGGTGCGACAGGTGTCGCAGCCGCTTTTCTTGCACTAATATCATTTTTAAGAGTATCAATCTTGCTTTGCAAAGCATTTTTCTTATCAAAAATATCCAATTGCATCTTAGCTGAATCAGCAGGGGATAATTTCTCACCCTTTGCTTTTAATTCAAGAAGTTTACGACGTGCCTCATTATTTAGATCTCTAACCTGTTTTTGAATACCAGCAATTTCTTTTTGCTTAGCAGCAATCTCAGGATCTTTTTTAGTTTTTGATGCACCCTTTCCTTTACCTTTTTTCTTTAGAGCCTCTGATATTTTTCGCTTAGTTTCCTCAGACAAAGGAACTCCCGCAGGTCCACCCTTAATAACAACGCCTAACGCCTCAGCAGCCCTCATCCAACTCTTATCCGACCATTTAGCAGTCTGGGCCATTTCCATAGGCTGACCATTCGTATCGAACCCAGGATTATTAGGATCCTCTTGTGGTGTAGTTTCTTCTAACTGAGTACCATCTAAATCTGCCATCGATGTATTAAGTTCTTCCAATAACGAATCAAACATTGTAAGATCAATATCTTTTTTACCATTGTTAGGTGGCAAATCCATAACATCACGAATAAACTCCTCATCCTCAACTGTCGGAGTGAACATCCCTGTCTGCTGTAATCTTTGAAGAGCAGTTGTAAATATATTCTGATCAATGCTCCCGATCTTATCGTATTTTATTTTAGGATATTTCTCGACATCAAAATTGTAATCAACCATTTTCGGAATTAAGTAACGATTGATATTACTGGAAATATAATTAGCTTTTTCCTCAAGACATAAAATAAAAAGCTTTGATTGACTTTCATTTAAGGCAAAAGAACCAACACCTGTCGATCCAAGACTTAAAAATTGTGCTAAAACATTAAGAAGTATCGCACGATCATGATGTTGAATATACCCATCAATATTCTTAGTTGATCCGCCTTTCATATCAAGAATCTCAACCAACCAACCTGTAGGCTTAATAAGATAAGCTTTCTCATTCGTCCTTAAATTTTCAAGTATCTCTTCCATTTTTTCTACATCTGCTGGCAAAGCCCCTGCAGGTTTAGTAGCAATAGGAATTCCAACCGATTGACGTTCTGCCCCGATATTCTGAAATCGATACATTGCACGTTTAAGATCCCAATGCATCCAAGCAGAACGAAGTATAGAGACACCCTCCCAATTTTCGCCCTCTTTCTGGTTAACAAATATAATCAATCTATCCATTGGAATATCAAAAACACCATTAACTGTCTGCTGAACTATTCCCGCCTCACCATTTCTCATTTTCCATTGCCAAATAGTATCAGGTTTTCTAGGCGACAATTTACGAAGACCAATCATTCCATCCTCACGAAATTCATAGACAATCTCAAAAGGCATCCGGCCATAATCCAAATATAAAAGTATTTCCTGAAGCGTTTCCTGCCATGTCCTTGTACCCTTATTCATTATCTCATCCTCAACAAACTCCGCAACCTTTTGATCAAGCCGAGACTCAGAAGCCGGTTCAACATACCATCGAGCTGAAAGTATTGGCTGCTTTACTGCCAAAAGAGATGCCCTAACAGTAGCGTCAGATAGTCGCATCTGGTCATAAATCTTTATAGCACCAGTACCTGTCATCACTGTTTTATAATCAGGATTGACACTCATCCCTGCCTTACCAATACCCCAAGAATCACCTATTTCATTCAAGGCATTTCTTTTTGGCTTAGGTGGCGAAATTCTATCTATCTTATTTGGCATAGTCTAATATTATCAAAAAATGATAAAAACTACCATACTTTGTCCCAAATACCAGCATTTAAGGGTTTTTTTCCTCTTTTTTCTCTATTTTTTATTATTTTTTCCTGATCTATTTTCTCTTCTGTCTCAGGTGACAGTCTATAAAATGCCCGAATCCCGATCGCCTCACCCATAATAGCCCAGAAATAACGCAAGGCATCAGGACCATGATCATTACTTTTAACAGGCAACTTAGAATAAGTGCCATCAATATTTTTCTTTCTCTTATAAGATAGAAACTCTGCCCGGAGCTGAATACATTTCTGAGTGATCATCAACCGGCCTGTTTCAAGAAACTTTTTCAATCCCGATATCCCATTTTCAACCAGATAACGAGTAGAATCCTCAGATGACTCCATCATCGGAGCACCCTTAGCAATACGATCCATCGCTTCAGTCTTACCATGAATATCGTAAGTCCAACCCTGAATTGTCCCAGCCTTTTGAATCTTAAGATTAGGTAACCACTGACCATACTTAGCCAACATCTCATCGACTGCATCCCAAATTTGATCAGTACCATAGTTTTCCATATAAAGCTCATCAACAACAATTATTCTGTCAAATGACTCAGGTATCCAAATGAGCAAAACAACGTCCGGATGATCCTCACTAGATCCAAAGTCCTCAGTTAAATAAAAATGACCCTTTTTACCAAGAGGAGTCCATTCAGGATCAGCAATAATATTATTATCATCAGAATAAGCCGTACCGTAAATAATGCCCTCCATACCAGGACGCAGACAAAGCCACTCAGTCTCCCAAGTCTCAGTATCCAAATTCTTATACTTAGAAATAGCATCTGACCATGTATAGTAACCATTAACCTGATCAATTTTATCGGGAAGTATTCCAAAGACATCAAATATTCTTTTTCTTTTAACTGGATCCGTGGGCATTTTTTCCATAGTCTCCCAGACACACCACTGATAGAATTTATAGTCACGCTTTTCTTTTTCCTCAATAAGTCTCTGCATCGGACCCATACCAAACTTACGAGTAGAAGTCAAAACCGTTCGAGCCTCAACACCATGATTAGACTGAGCCATTGATAAGGCCTGCTGTAAAATATCCCAGCGCATAAGATCAATTTCATCCAAGAAAAGAAGCTGAGGATGTGGCGAGTTTACACCTGACATAGTACCAGTCACAATCTGGACAACAGAATCATTATGGAGCTCACTTCGATCCATCGTATGCCGAATAACATTTGAAGAAAAAGGAAACTTACGAGCAAAACTTTGAAAATATCGATAACCCTTTTTAGCCTGAGCCTGAATAGCACCAACTGTAGCGATTTCTGTCTTATCCATTAGAAAGGACATTAAAGTATCAAGCACTCCAAACGCTATAGTCTTACCACCGGAACGATTAGCTAAAACAATTGAGTCCTTAAAATTAGCAAAAACATAATCAGAAATAAAATCAAAAGGAGAACAATGATCTTTACAAATTGCAATTTTTGGTATCTCTAAATTAAAAAATTCTTTAATCCATTCCCACAAAGCATCCTTATCTTTACTACTTATTATTTTACGAAGAGAAATTTTAGCTTCTTCTGGATTAATTTCATTTTCATCATTCATTTTTATCATCTGTTAATTTTCTTAATACTTTTGCAAATCTTGGAGACACCTTATGAGAAATTTTTACCTCTCCAGAATGATCTTGTTTTTCTTTCCATTTTCCAGGACGAAGATTTTTAAGAACAAAGATCGTTGAAGTTGGCACACCTTTAATAACCTGAGCCCTTAATGAAAACTCCGCTTCATCAGCAAAAGTATCTGCAGTTTCAATTACTATTCTATCCCATTCATCAGAAAATATTTTATCAGCTCTTTTCCATTGATAAAGAGTTTCTCTCGTTACCTTAGTTCTTCTAGCTGCAATCGTAACATTTCCACAAACCTCATCCTCATTCAAATGTTCAATAAATCTTTTTTTACCATCAATTATTCTTTTTTGAATAGTCGTTAATTCCACCTCTTTTTTTATAGTGTCAGTTTTGTCAGTTTTTTTCATAATTCAATTATAATCTTAATACCAAAGTCCTTTCAGATATTTCTTAAATAAATATCTACTTACATTACAATTAACTGCATTGCCTAAAGCCCAATACCTAGCAGAATTGCTTTGTCCAACTGTCCAATTATCAGGAAAATTCTGAATCCTCTCACATTCTAATGGTGAAAGTAATCTAAATTTTTCTTTAACAGCAACTAATTTTTCACCACAACCCTCCTGAGTCGTTAATGTCCCAACTTTATCATAATCACCAATAAGTTCAAAATTCCTAATATGTCTTTGCTCAATTTTTTCTGCATTTCTTCCTTGATATGGAATAAATTTTCCATTCAAATCTGATGCTAAATCTCTGACATCCCTAAATATTTTTGATTGGTCTTCTATGATTGGTCTTCTATATGCAAAATCCTCTTTACTCCCAAGAAAAACCAATCTCTCCCTATTTTGTACAGATCCATAATTAAATGCATTAAGTAGAAGAACCCTCACTTTATATCCAGCAGCCGCCAATAACTGATGCACTTTCTTATAAGTTTTTCCTCCTCCATGATTTAATAATCCTTTAACATTTTCAAGAACAAAATATTTTGGTTGCTTTACCATTAAAATATTATAAATATAAAGTATCATCACTCCTCTTGGATCACTCATTCCTTTTCTAAGTCCAGCCAAACTAAAACTTTGGCAAGGAAAACCACCAGTTAATATATCAAAATCAGGTAATTCTTCTATATTAATTTTTGTGATATCTCCATAATTTTGATGAGTAAAATAATGATTCAAATATATTTCAATCGATGTCTTTCTAATTTCTGAAAAACCCGAACACTCAAATCCCATTTCAGCCATCCCAATATCCAATCCTCCTATACCAGTAAATAATGAGAAGTACTTCATATTAATTCAATTAATTTTTTAGTATCAAGTACTGCATCATCATTTGTTTTGAATATTTTACATATTTTATCAAACTGCTCCTTTGATTCTGTATAAAATACTCTTCTAGATTTAAGCCTTGGAGCATTTGGAGATTCAACAGTTATTACATTTAATCTATCTGGATCAACTTCCTGATTCTCAACAGCATTATCAATACCAGCAATACCAAAACCTATTTTCATTTCATCCTCAGAAAATCCAACTCCCCTAAGCATTTCTTCTCCAAAATTTGCTAATAAATCCCAATCCCATGATCCATTATTTTTATTTAATCTCAAATTAAGTTTTTTTTCTTTTTCTAAATTTAAGTCAACAAAAATAACATATCCATATATTTCTTTTTTTTCTACCAAAAGATTATATCTCTGATGTCCTCCAATTAATACTCCTTTTCTTTCAGGATTACTATTAACTACCATAACCTCAACCATTCCAAATTCTGTCAATGAATTTTCCAAATCTTTCTTTTCATTTGAAGATAATTTTCGAGGATTATATTCATTCGGCTTCAAATCTGATAATTTTACTTTTACTGGAACCCCTATTTTTATTTTCATAATTATTTTATTAAATTTTGTAATCTCTCAATATCTTTTTCTGCCTGATAATCATTAGGATGAGATTTAAGATATCGTCTTAACTTTTTAATTTTATTCTTTTCACGTCGATGCTCTGATTTATACTGCTCGTACTGATTTTTATTATTTGATTTAATCATATTTTTAATACAAATCTTCACTATATAAAGTATATCTTCCAGTATATCCGTGTAAATCAACTGATTTAATTCCAGCTTTTTCTTGAATCATTCTTGCTTCTGTCCGATTAACAAAGCGATTTCGTGATGTTACGAAGCCGTCAGGCAAACTATCTAATTTAATCCCATTATAACGAGGAATTTTCATTGCTGTATAAAAGCAATCACTATGTCTATGACCTCGGACAATATAACCATCAGGCATTTTAATTGCTGAACAAATACAAATTTCTTTCATATTACTTAAACCATAATAAATAATTTGGTCTATCTTCTCCTCTAATAACAAGAATGGGAAGACCTGCCCTTAGTCTTTCCCAATTCATGAGCATACGACCAACCCGGCCATTTCCATCAATGAATGGATGAATCTTTTCAAACTGAATATGATGGTCTTTCCATTGCTCTGGATACTGAAATACATTTTGAAACCAAACATCCATGGCCTGAGAAATTAATATCGCCTTTAATTGAATAACGCCACTGACCATAACCTCAGATTTCCTATAACAACCTAATTCATCTACCGGTATACTCTGCCTCTTCATTAAAATTCTATGGACAACTTCAACAACATCAATATCAAGTGATTTTTGCTTTTTCAAAAACTTCCATGCCCGGACCGCATCATCAAGTGATGGCGGATCGTAAACCGCCTCTATCCAATTTGATTGTTTCAAAAATTCTATTTCATTTGATTCCATAATTATTTTTTGAATATATTTTTTAATTTATCAAAAATAGTTGTCTGTCCCGGAACAGGAATATCCTTCTGACATTTACGACATATCTTAGCAACCAATCTCGGATACCTGACTGTCTCCCTGCTTTTTTGGCATTTTTTACAAATGTATGGATAAAGTCGTCTATAACACAATCCTTTTTTAATATCATCCTCAAGGACAATCCCACCTTTTTCAATAGCCTTATTTAACATTTTTGCTGCAGTCTTTGTACCAGGACCATAATACCTGTCTTTCCTTGAAGATTTATCTATTTTAATTCCTAAATTCGTTTTGATTATTCTATTTCTTTTTCCTAATAAACTAAAACCAACCGGTACCATATTTATATTTTTTATTAACTTATTTTCTGCTTTTTTCCCATCAGCAATTCTTCTTGTCCTCTCTTTTACGACAATTCTGTCAGGACATTTTTTGCAACAATAATAAGGATAACCTCGACCAGCCTGACCACATTTATCACTATGTTTTTTACAACAAGTTTTCATATTTTCCACCTCTTTCAAATTGCTTATAATCAAAATGCGTAGTCAATATCTTAAATCCATCTTTTTCTACTCTTACCATATGCTCAAACATTGCCGAATTTTTATGATCCTTTGTTAAAAAAGACCATGTATCCTCAGAAAAATAACCTGCTCTATCATTTCCATAAGTCACCATTGGCTCAAGACAAACAATCATTCCTTCTTTAAGCACTCCATCAAAAATCTTTTTATACTGATCATCCTCGGCATAAAAATGCGGAATATAAGGCTTCATGTGCATTTCTTTACCTATCGCATGACCTGTCATCTGGACATTAACATTAAATCCATACTGGTCAGATGCCCTATTCATCAACTTACCTATTTCAGAGACATGCGCACCATCCTTTATAGCAATAATTCCAGCATAAAGAATCCTAACCGTATACTTAAGAAGATTAAAATCCTTATTAGAAATCTTTCCGACTGGAATCGTAAATCCTGCATCAGCACATTCCTTGCCGCGCTTAATGCCAAGATCAAGATTAATAATATCTCCCTCAACTAATCTATAAGACGATGGTACTCCATGAGCAATCGTATCATTTACAGAAGTACATAAGTAACCAGGGAAAGGTATTTTTGCCCATGCCGGTTTATACTGATAATTTACAGACTCAACACCATACTTATCCATCAAATCTTTTGCCCACTGATTAATTTCCAGAAGTGCGACACGTGGCGCAATTTTACTTTCAAGTTCCAACAATATTTTTGATACTATTTCATGAATTTCCATATTACTTTGTTTCTAAACACTGCCCTCGTGATGGACAAATATCTTTTTCATTTTTAATATACCACTTACGACATCCCGGACAAAAATCCATATCTGGCTTAGGTGGTACCGGAAGACCATCATCAATAGGCGGTTTCCCATCAACCTTAGGCTTTATCATTATTGCCAGTTTTTCAACTGTCCAATTTTCATCATGTGCTCTCTTAAGAAAATGAATCCTATCTGGCATTGCTGCTACCAATCTAAAAGCTGACCATGGAAGAAAGGCAAATTCATCTCTTTCAACGGGTTTATAAGCCCTTGCCACATCACGATATCTGCGAATGGTCCCAATATTTATACCAACACCTTTGGCAAATTCTTTCAAACCCTCAACCTTAAAATTAACAGAAACCATGTCAGCCAAGTCACCCATACGCCAATTATCATTGTCTTTAGAAGCACGTATTTCCTGACCCTGCTGTATACAAAGATCCAAAGATACATCTTCAATTTTTGCTGAAACCTCAACCGGTGAAAGCTCAAAATTTTCTTTTACCATATTATTTTTTATCTATTTCCTCATCAGGTATTTTTTCAACAATAGATTTAATATAATAAAATTTCTTACTGACTATTTTCTTTGCACGCTCAACAATATTAATAGGATCATTATCCCAAAATTGAAATTGAACAGCTTCCATTAAAGCCCCCTCCGGAGTCGCTAAATAATAACCATAAAGAGAAATCAAATATTTAGGTCTATCCTTTGATGGCTTAATATCTTCCATCACTAATCTACAACTATAATTTTCTTTTTTAATCAATGATTTTACCGTTTCCATTGCCTTTTCTAAAGTATCAGAAAAAACATCAACAACAGTATTGTCATCATACTTTCCCTGAGGAGTCTGTTTTTTATAGCAATCAAATTGGAAAATATACATATTTTTTTGTTGTGCGTAAACATGCGCACCCCGTATAAATTAATAAAACTATTTAAGATTCACTATCAACTAAACTCTCATTAGCTTCATGCTCAACCTGAACCGATCCGGACTTGTTTGTAGCCAATAATTTCATCTTTTTGGCTCTCTCAAGAGCTTCATTCTGCTCTTCACTTAAGACTGTTCCATCAAGTCTTAAGACTTTATAAGAAACTTTCTTATTTTCCTCAAGTCTTTCAACGACCCAATTACACGATAAAACATCAACACCCTCCTTAGAATAACCTGCTATAGTCCAATGTATTGATTTAGCAGTAAACTGAAAAACAACCGCAGTACCGCCTTTTTTGTCATTTACATCATTTGAAAACTGCATGACTGGATAATAAAAAATTGTTGATGGATTTATTAAATCCGCTGCTTTTTTATCACCACTATCAATCAGTTTTTGATACTGATCACAATAAATACATTTTGAATTTTTTGGATCCGGACTATTATACTTTGTACATAACTTTACTCCACGACCATCGATATTAAAATGCTTTACTTCATATTTAGGTGTTCCCGCTATTCGAAACTTAATTTTATCACCTGCCTTTTGGAGCTTGACATACGTCGATCCTCCACATGGCAAATTTAGATTATCATTAAAATTCGCATCTGGCATACCTTACTTCACCCCTTTCGATTTAGAATTTTTAACACCGATTCGCTGTCTTGCCTTAATACCATATTTGGACCTTATCTGATCAATCCTCTGCCTTCTAATCTTATATTTAGAACAAAGAACAAACATAGACACATTAGCCAAATAGTCATGAATAAGATCAATATCCCTATCTGTATTTGGTTGAGGACCATGTCCCTGGTTAACAATATATTTTGTAATTTCCATAAAATAATGATATATAAAACCAACCACCTTGTCAAGACTAAATTAAACATCTTTTTTCAACTTCTAATTTTAGAGAATAAGCAATAGATTTAAGTAAATTTTGATAACTTTGTATTCTCGGACCAGTTGATTTACTAAATTTTGATTCTGCCTTTTCTAAAAGCTCAACTCTCTTTTTATACTTGACATATGAATTCAGAAGATAAGAATCAGGCATATTTGCAATAACAACCTTATCGCCTGAATTCCCAATATATTCAGTAACTATTTTAATTCCTTTGTCTATCATATTTATAAATTTAATACCAAATAAAATTCCCACCCTCTGTTATTACTCCAAGTTTTTTAATTACCTCAATCAGATTTGACATCCGATTATTTATAATCCTCTCAACTATCTGCCTCATTTCAAGCCGTGGCATTCTCTCAATAATCTGATGACCATTGAGACAACAAAGAACAACTAAAAAATATAATTCCTCTTTTGTTAAATTTCGTCTTTTGTCCCCATGTGCCCAAGTTAAAAATTGCCATCCATTACATTTATGAGGAATATCAAGCTCACATTTCATAATTCCACAGTCACTAAAGGCAACCTTAAGAACTTTTTTAGCTTCATACCAACGCTTCGATTCCTTTCCAAATCGATTAATTGGATGATGAATTTTTTTCTGACTATGATTTTTTGGATATAATGGATAAACTAATCCCATATTAAATTAAAAAATTACTTACTACAAAACCACCTACGACAAAATCTTTTTTCAGTACCATCTTCCATATCGATATAAAACCAATCATGAAATCCTAAAAAACATAAAATTCTTCTAATCATATTTGTTTAATTAATTCATTTTCAATTAAATATATAAGCATTTTAGCCCGACAATCTGCTTCTGTTTCTGCGTCAATTCTTTTAGTAGTTCTGTTTTCATTATAACTTGTTAATGCTGTCCAATGAATATTATTAAATTTCATAAAAGCAGTCCCCATTGGTAAAATATTTCCCAGCTCTGCGACTGTAAAGGCGGAATAAAAATATTTTAATCTTGTAGTATTTTTTGCTATTTTTTGATAAGCTTCAAACCTTTTAAAACCTTCTTTATCTAAAATGACTGGTGGAACGGCAGTATTTTCAAAATCCCAATAAAACAAACTTTCCTGTTTAACTCCCAACTTCTTTAATTTTTTTGCTAATTCTAAAGAGCAAACTTGGTCTTCTAATTTCATATTACTTTTGTGTAAACTTATTAACTATTTCTATTTTAATAATTCAGGATTTTCGTAAATATTACCGATGTTTTCTATTTGTGCTTCTCCCAATCCATATTCAATAAATTCATGCCAAAATTCAGGCGTCATTTCAACAACTTTATTTTTCCAATGTTCAAAATTATCTTTTATAATATCCCCCTCATAAATCTCTTTTCCATTTTCATCTTTAAGACCTGTGTATTGACCTACTGATTTTGGATCTACTCTAAAAAATTTAACTATACCATTAGAATTTTCTTTAATAATAAAATGTTGCCTAGATTTTTCCGCATAATAATATGAACCGTAGACCCATTTTCTACTATCTAAATCTTTTCCTCTAAATTTAATTTCTCTCATACTTATTTTTTAATCTTTACCTCTAATAATCTCAAACAATTTGCCGGAACATCTTTCAAATTATAATTTGAATAATCTTCCTGACATTGTGCTTTTTGATAATATAATTCACTTGCCTCATAACCTTTCCAATAAGAAAAAGAACTACCTAAAAAATACCCAAATCCTCCAATAAATAAGATAGCAAAAATAACAAATAATGCCTCTTTGAAATCCTCACTCATTTTGTTTTTTTTCATATTATTATTAATCCCTTAACAAAGATCACAATAGCCTTTCAGTGATCTTGATTTCTTTACTCTTCTGAGACTTGTTTCAGACCATCCAGTTTTCTTTGCAACATCGGCAGTTGATTTTGTTTTCAACATTGTTTTCAACGACTTAAATTCTTTTACTGTCATTTTTGTCATATATAATCACCTCCTCTCAAATGAACTTAAGAAATTTCTGATAGTACATACAATTTTGATAAGGAATCCGCTCTTTTTTATCATTGACCTGTGGACCAAGATTATAAACACAAAGCGTCTCGACTATGCCATTTTTAACCAATCTTTCAGAAATTGTCGTCCGAAGTATTCTCAACCCCTCACTTTCATCCCTAAAACAAAAATCAGGACCACTCCAACCAATCTCATTCCACATGCCCTTATTACGACACCCTACATGCCATCCTGACGGAGCTGTACCTTTTCCAGACTCCTCAGTCCATATAAACTCAACAATACTGTCAACATCTGAATTTACAGATGCGACACGTGGCGTAATTTTAACCTGAACGGCTGCCCCCTTGACAGCCGTTTTTTTAACATTTGAGGTTACTTTTTTTATTATCCGCACTGGCCAATTTAACTGAATAACCTGCGGAAATTCTAAATCATAAGACTTAAAAAACCTATCAGTCGCCTTAAGACTAGCAATAATTAATAAACAAAAAATAAACAATAAGACAACACCTATCAAAACCCACATCCACCATTTCATGAAACCTTTTTTTTCTAATTCTATACGCGGATATATACAAGTTTCCGGATGACCAAGCCTACATGGATCACAAGAACCACATGGTTGTTTTTTATTAACTTTTTCTAAGATTATATGTGGATCATTACAATCCTCAGTATGACCATTCCTACATTGACTACAAAATCCACATGGTTTTTTTACCCTATTCATTTTATCCACGTTATTTAACCTCCCCTTCTTCGATTATTATCGACACTTTTCCATCATCCTCAACACGCTCAATCCAAACCTGATAATCCTGACTGTCAGCCATTTCTCGAATAACTTTCATATTAACCGAGTCAAGAAGCGATCCATCAAGAATTCGTATAACTCTAAGCTTTGGATTACTCGCCATAGCAATCGCCAGTGAAACCTTAAGTTGTTCAGCAGCCGAAAGTTGTGAAAATGGAATTCCCTTAAAGGTAACACCGGAATCGCTAATATTAAGCCCTTTTATTGGAAGCTTTGCTTTTATAATAAGGTCATCTTTTTCACTCTTAAATTTACGTAGAACGACCTCATAATCAGCATATTTTTTCTCCCAAATTTTAACAGTTTCCTTTGCTTTTTTCCATATCTGAGCTTGAGAATATAATTGGTTATCTTCAGATGCTCGACCAAGTTTCTCTCTAATCCCATCAACATCCATCATTCTCTTGCCTTTCAACAATTCTTTATTCAAGTGAATATTATCAGTAAGTTTATCGATTTCTTCTTTTAACTCTTTAATTCTTTCCTCATTATATTGATTATCATTTTTAGCCGAAGTTATTGACTGATTATTTTCTTCAGCAACTTTTAGATCCTCAGTCAATTTAACAGTATCAACAGGCTTTGATGGATAATTAAGAGGCAATGAAACACTCGCCAAATGCCCTTGGGCAGTTTTTAAGTCACGACCTACCATCCGGCGCTCTTCATATTTAACCTGAAAATTATTTTGAATATCATAAACTTTTTCTTTAAGTCCGAGAACATCCAATAAAATATCTTTCTGCTCTTCAGGTTTCATACGTGAAAATTCAAGAGGATCAAAAGATATCTGCCCGACAATCTCATCAAGCATTTTTTGAGGACTCGAAAAAATAGCACCCTCTTTATTTGACAACGAAACGTAACTGTGCCCCTCTTTGGTCCATGTTCGGACAACTTTATATTTACCTAAATCAAGCTCAACACGAGCATGATCCTGACCATCCCGGATTGGTTTTGGCGTGTTTTTCAAAGCACGCTCACCACCAAGAGCAAATAATATAGAATCCAACACGCTGGTTTTTCCAGCCCCATTTTTTCCCGAAATCACAATAGTATTCTCTTTCGGAGTTATGTCTACAGCTATCAGCTTTTTGACGTTTTCCGCCTTGAGATTTAAGATTTTCATATTAGAAAATTAAAATTTATAATATTGAACCACTATCTAAATCCTCATCAACCATCATGCCTTTTTTTTTGAGATCCCTGCCAATTTTAACCAAATCATCCCATTGTGGGAACAACGTTGCCTTTGTTTTTGCAATAACCTCAGAGTTAACTTTGCTCAACGGCAGCATATCGACAACGCGCTTATATACACGATTTATTCTTTGTGCCTCACCACCCCAAACCTGACGGAAATGTTCAGGATCCTGTAACCCATAAAGCTTAGTAAGATAATTAGAATACTCAACCTGCCAATTTTTATTAAACTTACCAGCATCCGGATCAAAAACAACAGGCGAAGCATTTGGAGGCTGAACATTAAGACCATTATATTCAGTAATTCTTTCAATATATCTTTTATAAATATCCTCAATAGGAGATGGATTCCAAATCGCAAACTCCATAACCCGACAATCATCCTTTGAAACATAGATTATATGTCCCTCATCCCTGCCACTGCCCTTAAGATAATGAAAATCCTGCAAAGCATGATTAAGACTAGGCTTCCCTATTTTTTCACGATAATCAAACATCATTCCAGAACAAGATTTTACTTCAAAAATAATTTCCTTAAGATCACGACCACCATATTTTTTTTCTAAATGATCAACAATATTCAAAAGTGTTTTTTTTAATTTTATCCCGAATTTTGAATCATCATCTAAAAACCAAACATTAATATTTTCCCTTGCTTTTCTATAATCTGTTTTTCCACCGGCCAAAATATCAAGCTTACCCGTTACCGGCAAAAGACCAGGATACTGGAATTTAATATAATCCTGTGAACTCTTAAAGACACCAGCAACCATCATCATGCGAACAATAAACCATTCCCAAAAATCACCAGCAATAAATTTACGTCGAGATCTTATATTAGGGGGATTAGTGGGTATAACTCCACGAAGTGCCAACCAAATATCAACATCAGCCTTACCAAGTTCAGAGGCCCAAATATGATCACGTTTCTCATAAGGACGGTCAGTATTTATATTGACCATATCATTCCACTCATTAAAAAATGACCAAGAAAGTTTATTATTCATTTTAATCTTTGATCAAATGGTAACGGAGTTTTGCAGTCCTCCTTGTATCCCCAAACTGCACAATTATATTTATTAATTGCTTTTTGTCTCGGCTCATCAATCTTACAAATAACAATAAGCCCTATGATTACTACCAAAGCTAAAATTAAATTTTTCATACTTTGATTATAAAACAATAGCAACCACCTTGTCAAGTCCATTTTCAATTCAAATTAAATTGTCAAGACACAACAATTAAATATAGAAATTAGATGATTTAATTTTGTATTTTTTTTCAAACCAATCCGGATGAGTATAACTTCCAGGACAACCCATACAAAGTGCCGGATTTCCTTTTTCCAAAAAAACAAATGTATCAATTCTATACCCAATAAAGAATACTCTTATTCTATTTTGAGGAACTCCATAATCCGCAGCATTCAATTTTTGCCAATTAACTTTATAACCAGCACTAGCTAAATCTTTACAAATTTGGTCTATAATTGTGCCTTTTCCCATCGAAATTAAACCCGGAACATTTTCAAGGACAAAACATTTTGGTAATGCCTCTTTAATTACCCTGACACATTCTTTATATAAAACATTTCTAGGATCATCCATCATTCTTTTTCCTGCTGTAGAAAATCCTTGACATGGAAATCCACCAATTAAAACTCCTGCCTCTCCAACTTTTAGATCTCCTGCCTTAAGAATTTCTTCAGTTGATGTTTTTGTTAAATCACGTTCAAGAATAACCGGTTCCCTTTCCTGCATCCAATTAGGAATAGGTTCCCTATTACCCCAACCTTTTCTTGTCCAATTTGCACGCAATGTTTCACAAGCGTTTTTTTCCCATTCTACCATTACTCTGATTTCAAAACCGGCTTGACGAAATCCTAAATCCATACCACCTATCCCAGTAAATAATGAAATAACATAAGACTTAAATTTAAGATTATCTATATTTTCGGTTCGTAAAAATTTTAATGAAGTCATAATTTCTTAAAATTATAAACTCCCCTATTTGATTTTTTTTCATGATCATGGCAATAATCCTTTTCATATTTACATAAAGGAACCTGACAGTCTGGGCATTTTTTAATTGCCGGACGACT